GTGGCCGCAAACGTAGAGCCAAGAGAGGCGGTGCTTCCGGTGGCAGCTCTGGTGGCTTATCTGGCGGCCGCAAACGCAGAGCATCCAAGAAGGCATCTAAGAGACATGGTGGAGCTTCTGGCGGTGCTAGTGGTGGAGCCTCAGGTGGTCGCAAACGCAAAGCCAAAAAAGGCTCCAAGAAAATGGGCCGTGAATTAAATCCTAAATTAGCAAAATACCAAGAATTAACAAAGATGGTTCGTGAAGCCAGTACTGAAAAAGGTATTGGCCCAGTATCTAAGGCCACAAAGAAGGTATTTGAAGAAGCAAAGAAAGAGCACCCTAACAAAGATTTTATGGCTCAAGTAGATGCTGCCAAAGCTTTATTTAAAGCAAATTCCAAGAAATACCTCTAAACAGTTCGCTAGTTCGATAGTTTAACAGTTAAAAATTATTAATAATAATTTTTAATTATTTTTCTTCTTTTAATATATTAAATTTTTTTCCATCACCTAAAATTTCTAAAACAGATGGTGTTCTACCATTATGTTTAATTTTACTAAAAACATCAAATGCTGTTGAGGCTCCTATATCAACCCTCCATACTCTTTTACCACATGTGCTATTAATACCATCTTCAATTTGAGGAGTATGTCCTACAATCATACCTTTTAATCCTCCATTCCAAACTTTAAAAACTTCCTTTAATTTTTTTTCACAATCTGGATGACTATATTTCAGTCCCTTAGGTAAGTGTCCATATACACGTGACCAAAATGGTGATATTTTAGGATCATTTATAACATCTTCGAGAATAGAATTTAAAGAACTATTTTCTTCCATTTTATTGAGTAACATTTTTCTAACAGCACCATTTATGGTCGATAAATTATATTTTGCTGCTAATTCAGGAACAATTCCGCCGTGAACAAATAAAAAGCTACCTACAGCAACAGCCGATTGTCTAGAACAAGCTAGTTTTTCATTAATTTTATTTTTAAAGGCAAATCTTCTTCCTTCAACTCCATCAGTATAAAATGTACCATCGTCTGGTTTATATGTAGCATTTTCACCTTCAAAATCTTTATTATGAATTCCCTTATATGATACATAATTCATATTTCCTTGATAGTTCATCAATTCGTGATTACCTAATAAACTAATTACCATTCCATCCTGTAACATGGCTAATTTATTTAATTCCGTGAATAAATCAATAATTTTTAAATCACTATGTTCATCTTTAATAGTAGCTTCTTTATCTCTCACACATTTCCTTCCGTCGCCAATTGGTCTGCATCTATCAATTTGATCACCTACTTGAACTACAACTGTATCTTTACCAATCCATTTAAAATATTCAATTGAATTATCTTCATATTTAACTTCTAGAATACTGTCATCATCGTCATTATCTTTGTTTGTTTTAGCAATAACTTTTGCTATTAATAAATTTTTTATTGTTAAATGTAAGTCACCATGAACGTCGCCAATTGCGATAATTCTATCTCTTTTTTTTAATGTGTCTGGTAATCCAGTATAACCTTTACAATCTTCATAGAATCCATCTGAGTATTCGTCTTTTTTTCTATTATAATAAAAAACATTATCTAATTTATTTTTTTGACTCATATATATTAATATATATAATTAATATATATTAATTTAATATTTCCTAAATTTTAGGATGAAACTGATTTTGTTAATGATAATTGAGATTGAGGTGATATAGATACAGATGAAATAGTTGGTGATCTAACAGAACTTACTGGAGGACTTACTTTAGGCGATGATGAAACCGGTGTAAATTTAATAGGATTATTAGTTCTATTTACAATCTTTTTAACTAAACGACTAGATATTTTTTTAGATTTATTTAATAAATAAATTTCTCTTTCTTTTAATAAATTTAATATTGTCTTAGGTGTCATTTCTTTTAATTTATTGGCATCTTCTTTTGTAATTTCTTTATTTGTTAATAATTTTTGAATAACATTTGATGGTATTAATATACTTGATAATCCTATGGTAGAAGATAATTGTGATACAACTTTAGGTGTTTCAATTCCTTTAGATATAGCAATATCTTTTATTTTTTGAGCAACTTCTTTAACAATTTTTGGTGTTTTCTTTCCTAAAGATTTAGCGATATTTTTTGCTTTGATAGCTAATTTAGTTAATTTTGATGGAACCTTATTTGAGTCTGCTAGGGATTTTAAAATTGTTTTAATACTATCAAATATTTTTTTTACACTAGCTCTTCTTAATTTGTCTTTCTTTTTATCTCTTTTTATTATCCTTATAGATGAACTTAAACTTTTATTAGAGCCATATTTCTTAGAACTTCTTCTAGATTTCTTAGAACTTCTTCTAGATTTCTTAGAACTTCTTCTAGATTTTCTAGAACCTCTTCGAATCATCTTTTTGAATCTCATAATTTTTCTTATAATTGTATGAAACATTCTATCGTTAAAATTATTATTATTTATATGAGACATTAATAATAAGTTAAATTTATATTTATTGTATGTATTCATTGATACCAGGATTGAACTTAATATTAATATAGCTAATGGTACATTTTTAGTTGATACATAATATATTAACCCCATTAATGCTAATCTAGTTAAAGCTCCATCATATAAATAAAATATTCTCTTATTAATCATGGTAGAATTTAAACTTCCTAATAATAAAACTAAAACAACAGATACAATAAAAAAATATTTATTTTGTAATACATCTCCAACTGATGAATCTATAGAACTTACAGCACCTTCAAAATTTTTTACAAATACTTCCATAATATATTATATTTTATAAAAATCTTATTATAAAAATTGATTTTTATTTAAATTATATAAAATCTATATATTACTATAAACAATGTCAATTCATATTACAAACAATGGAACATATCTTAATAAGAAAGATTTTAAACCAAATGAATTAGAAATTATAAAAAAAGAACTACATATTGTTCCAAAAGCTACTACCGATTTCGGTGATCCTAAGGATGAATCATTTGATATTTTTGCTGAGACAACTGACAAATTATATATTCCAAAATTTTATGCCCTAAAAAAATTTGATCCTAAAAAAATTAAAGATACCGTTAAACCTTCAAATCCATCAATTATCGAATTTAAAGGAGATCTAAGAGATTATCAAAATAATATTGTCAATGATGTTATTCCTAAATTCAAAAAAGATGGTGGTGGATTAATTTCCATTCCTACGGGTAGGGGCAAGACTGTAATAGCTATAAATATTGCTACTAAATTAAAAGCAAAAACATTAATAGTTGTTCATAAAACTTTTTTAGCTAATCAATGGAAGGAACGTATTCTTCAATATACCAATTGTACAGATATAGGAACTATTCAAGGAACAAAAACTGATACAACACAACCATTCGTTATTGGAATGCTTCAATCAATCTCTATGAAAGATTATGAAGTAGATATTTTTAAAAACTTTGATTTAATTATATATGATGAATGTCATCATTTAGGAGCCAAAGTTTTTTCTCAAGCTCTATTAAAAATTAATAGTAAATATACTTTAGGTTTGAGTGCTACAGTAGCAAGATCAGATAGAACTGAGAAAGTATTCTTTAATTTTTTAGGTGAAATGTTATATAATGAAGTTGCTGAATTAAAACATAAAGTAAAAATAGATATTCATAACTACAGTATTAAGAATAGATATTTTAGAGATATTATTGGAAAAAATGGTAAAGCAATTCAACCAATTATGGTATCAAATTTGACATTAATTCCTGAAAGAGATAGTTATATCTATGATTTGATATATAATTTAAAACTTGCTGAACCCGCTAGAAAAATATTAATTTTATCTGGAAGAATAGATCAATTAAAGAAATTAAATGAAATGTTATCTGTTGTATTTGAAGGAGATACCGGATTTTATATTGGTAAAATGAAAGAAAAAGATCTTAAAATATCCGAAACAAAAGATCTTATTTTTGCTTCTTATGAAATGGTTAGTGAGGGATTAGATATTCAAGCCTTAGACACAATGATTCTTCTAACACCTAAGGCAAAAGTAGTTCAAATTATTGGTCGTATTCTTCGCAAGAAACCAGAAGATTATGAGAATCAACCTTTAATAATAGATATAGTTGATCAAATACCAACTTTTATATTTTTAGGAATGGCTAGAAAGAAAGTTTATACCTCTAGAAATTATGAAATAACTTATAATAATGTGAAAGACGGTCATATTGAAAAAACTTGGGAACATGATTATACTAAAGATGTTAAATTTGTTAAAGAGGCAGATGTTGGTTTTATTGATACTGATGATGAAGGTGAATCAAAAAAAGAACCAAAGAAGGAAACAAACAAAGACACTGAAAAGAAAGTTAAACCTAAAGAAAAAAAGGTTAGTAGCGGATTTATTGATGACGAAGATGAACCAGTTCAAAAAGTTGAAGCGGAAAAAAAAGTAATTAAAAAAGAAGTTGATAAAGCATTTGAAGTATTAGAAACATTAAAAGCTGAAGTTATATCAGTTAAAAAACGCGCCCCCAGAAAAAAGAAGACTGAAATTTAATTTATATTTTAATAATAATATATAAATAAATGAATTCACAAAAAGATAATCAAGATTTAAAATTACCACAAGTATCATCTGATTCAGAAAAGAAGCATAACTTTACCATGAGTCACTTAAGTATAATTAGAATGTTTGTTATTTGGGGTATATTAGACTCAATAATATATATATATATAAAAGATGATCGTTATAAGTCACTAATAATATATCTAATATTATTTTCAATTATAACATCTGCCGCATATATTTTTCCAGATATAATTAATTTTCTTTAAAAAAGATTTATTAAAATTAATTATATATATATATAAAATGAATTATGAACAAAAATATTTAAAGTATAAGAATAAATATTTAAATTTAAAAACACAACTTGGTTTTGGTAATATGTTTTCAAAACCAGTCGCAAAACCACTAGCATTTAAATCGCCAGAAAAAAAACGACCAATAGCACAACTAATAATGATATGTGATCATTGTAAGAATGAAATAACCAGTCAAATACATAGAGACAGTTGCAATACAGTGTCAATGCATGGAATAAAAGAATCTATTATTTCAGTAGAATTTAAACCAATGATGACTTATGGATTAGGTGGATGTACCGCAATATTAATGGTTTTTTTCAGAAAAGGAACGAATGAATGTTATAAAGTTGTATTAGGACATACTCCAATAAAAGAAAATATTATCAAGTGGTATAATAGGTATTATACAGATATATATAATATAGTAACAATTATAAAAACGCCTCTTAAATATGAAAAAGAAGGAGAAAACTGGATCGAGAAAGTATCTAATCAAGAATATTGGGTCTCTAATATAAGAAAAATTAACTGTCGCTTAATATTAGAACCTTATTCTACAACAGAAGAAGAAGAAGAAGAAGAAGAAGAAGGCAAATCTCCCTTTAGATTTAGATCATCACTATATTTTAAAATGAGTCCTGGTCCAAAATATAGTGACTTAAATGGAACATATATTGATATTATACCTTCAGCAGCATCAGCCGAAGAATTAGCAGAAGCAGCAACAGCAGCTGTAGCATTAGCAGCTGAAGAAGCAAGAGCAGCATCAACCGCAAAAATATCAACATCTACTGGATTAAGTACCGGCGAGATCATACCCTTAGCAGATGGTCGTCTAAAATGTAATATATGTGATGCTATAAGTGGAACTGAAATTTCAGCGATGACACATAGATTTGGCTGTAAGTATAAATAAAATTTTAGAATAACTAAAAATAACTAAATAATCCATACATTTGAACATCAGTTTCACTCTTATCATTAAGTATAACAAATGTTTTACTTAATCTTGTCATTAGTCTTATTCTAACAGATTCTTCTATATCAACAATTTTAACATGATTAATTAAATTAAAAATAATATCAATATTAGAATATCCATTTTTCTTAATTTCTCTGTATATTTTAACACAATCATGAAACTCTCCTTCAATCATTGCGATTAATATTTTATCTAATAAATTCTTTTCGATCTTATTTGTCATTAATGATAAATAATTCTTTTTATCAGCATCTTTTAATCCTTTATTAATTACTTCTAAATTAATAAGTGCTGATCTCATATCACCATCTGAATTTATAACTATTTCTTTTAGAATGTCTGGGTTAATTATTATTTTTTCTAACTTACATATTTGTTCTAAACGATTTATCATATTTTTTTCAGTTACTTTATTAAATTTAATTAATAAAGATTTGCTTTGAATAGATTCAATAATTTGAGTTGAATCATTACAAGTAAAAGTAAAAATAGTTGTAGAACTAAATTGATCAATTAAATCACTAATAACATATTGTGCTTTAGGTGTTATATTATCTGCTTCATCAAAGATAATAAACTTCATGATTTTCTCTCCTTTATCATTTGTTACTATTTTCTTACAAAAGTGAATAATCATTTTATCTACAATATCTAATCCACGATTATCAGAAGCATTTAATTCTAATACAGCTTCATTATAATATTTACCAGTTACTTGTTTAGCAAAAGCTAAGAGTGTGCTAGTCTTTCCAACACCAGGATTACCCATTAGAATTAAATTCGGATATAATTTTAGTTCCATAATTCTATTAAATTTTGATCTAAGAATATCATCAAATAAAATGTCGGCTATTTTTGTAGGCCGATATTTTTCTATCCATGGTAAATCTTCTTTATTCATTATTGATTATAAGTTTATTTATTTAAGTAATATTTATAATTATCAATTTTTATTAAAAATATTTTTAATAAAAATTGAAAATATAAAACATATTAGAATTAATATTGAAGTACATCTCACGACAATCCTTTGTGTAAGAGCAACCTAATTTCTGTTCAAGATACCGATTATTCAGTATAGCGATTTTGATGTAAGCCGCATGCGCGTGTTTGAGTCAGGTATGATTATGTATGAAAAAGAAGATGGTGTTGATATGGCACTACATATTTATAGTCCATGGCTAAAATTAAATTGTTATGGAATCGGTCGCGATCCCGATTGTCCGCGCTTAAAAATAGGGTTAAGCTTAGAAAGTGATGAAGAAAAACAGTTTTATAATTTACTATCAGCTATTGATAAAATCTTTGATAAAGATGAAGCATACCGTCCAATTATCAAAAAGGATTATCCGGATAGTCGGCCGGATTATTTAGTAATACCGTTTATATATAATTATAATGGAATTGGAAAAAAGATGATTAGTAGTTTTTTTTTCAATAATAATAATGTTATAACTAAAATTGAAGTTGAAACAATTGATGACCAAGTAGAGTTTTTTCAACCCGGTTGTGAGTTTAGGTATATCATGAGTTTTAGATCTTTTCGCAAAAATAATGTATGTAATTATAAATATAATTTTATTAGTATTTGTTTAGACCTAATAGAAGTTAAATCAGAAAGAACAGAACTGAATAGTATTAGAATTCGCCGCGAAACACTTCTTGTTAATTTGGCCAACCTTCATACATTGCCTCTGAAAGGTGTAATTAATGTTAAGTTAAGTTCTGACATTTTTCTGATTGATAATAATCCGGAGTATCCTGATAAACCAAGTGTTGAATGTCCGATTAGTAGGGAAGACTTTGTTAATAATGAAGACGTTATTATTTTTAATCGAGCAAAAAATGGGTTTAAGCTCATGTACAAACTTACTTCATTACAGGCCTGGATTATTCATACCCAACCTACTTCAACAGATCCAACAACTCGCGAACCGATAACAAAACAAAACGTGGAGCGTTATACGCTTCAAATTATGTAGATGTTTTATGTTTTATTTATAAATAAATATAAACCTTTTTACAATTTTTTATTCTAACATATTTTATGGAATCTAATCTTTATAAAAATTATAAAGAAAGTAAGTTAAGATTATTAAATAAATTTAAAAGATTTTCAAAAGAATTATCTAGAACATCAACCGATGAAAATGCTTTTGTAAGTATAAATGATTTTTTAGCAGTAGATCAAAGTTTAGGACCAGATGCTGATCCAGGAAGTATATATTATCACTTTACTCATTTTGAAAATATTAATAATTATATGAAAATTTTGATGAATGAAATTGAATATAAAAATATTATATGTATGCCAAATATGAATGCAAAATATTCAAAATATATTATAAGAAATGCTATAACTTATCATTCAAATTATGATTTTATGATTATTCCAGAAAGTGCTATCAAAGAAATATTAGATTGTACCTCTAAAAGATTTATTTATATAATTTTTAATGTTTATTGGGATAATACTGATATGGGTCATGCAAATATTTTAATAATTGATAATTTAAAAAAAACAATTGAAAGATTTGAACCTCATGGCGAGTTAATTCGTAATCATTTTTCAGATAAAGAAAAAGTTCCATATTTATCAATTAAACATGAAAATGATCGTATTGATAAAAAATTTAATAAAGATTTATTAAAAAAAATACATTTAGAAGGTTATAAATATTTATCACCAATTGATATATCTCCTAAAATTGGAATTCAAACAACTGCGGACGCATATGGTGGTATGTGTGTTACTTATACGCTAATATATTTACAATTAAGAATAATGAATCCAGATATAGATCAAAAAGTGATATTAAAATATTTAATATCTAAAGAAGAAAAAGAAATTATAGATATAATATTAAGATATGCTAAATATGTAGAAATGACATTAAAGAAAAATTCAGCAAAAGTATTAGAAGATGATAATAAATTATATAAGGAAGAATCAAGAAAAATGCAGAAATATATATTTTTTGACGATAACGGTTCAAGAATAATTTATAGATAAATTTAATATAAATAATTATTACTATTAATATTAATAATAGTAAGAATTATATTTTATAACAATGAATAATTTATCCTTAAAAATAGATCAAGTAATAAATAGGATATTATTGGAGTATGGCTATGATGATTCTAATTTTATGATAGAACGTCTCTATTTACCAATTATAAAAGATAACTATCAAAATTTTCATCAAATTAATTTATTATTAAATGAAATCTTAATTAAATATAACGAAGATCAACATTCATTTGTATCATTTAAAAATGATGGTTTAATAGTGTTAGTATTTAAAAATATTTGTATTAAGGTATTTTCAAAAGAAAATATAATTCCACGTAATATTGATAGATTATACAATCTCCTTAAAAAAAACGAATCTCCATACCTAGAAAAAATAAATGAAATAATATCTGAAGATGAATTAAATATTTTAATAGTTATATCTAAAACAGTTGATACTAATCATTTTAAAAATAGATTAGAAAATGATTCATCTATAATAAAAGAAGACATTCAAAAGGCTTTAATTTATTTAAAAAATAATAATTGGACGCATTATGACACAAGAATAGATAATGTTGGATATGATCAAGAATTAAATAATTATGTTTTATTTGATTTTGATATGTCAAAATATAATGAAGATTATGCTTTATTAGATAATAATTTACTAAATGATATAAATAAATTAAATATATCAATTAATTTTAATTTGAATTTAAATAATCCGTTATGTTAGGTAAATTATTTATTCTGTTAAATCAGGTATTCTTTCTCTTAATTGTTGTCGCATAGCTGGTGTTATTGTTGGTTGATTACAACCAAATATATCTAATGTAGTCAAATTCGGTAAATAAGTAAATGCTGTGTCTGTTATTGTTGGCTGATTACAATCACACATTACTAAAGTTGTTAATCTTCTTAAATGAGTAAAAGCAGTGTCTGTTATTATCGGTTGATTACAACCAAACATATATAATGTTGTTAATCTCTGTAAATTAGTAAATGCTACGTTTGAAAGTTGATTACAAAAATCTATATGTAATCTTGTTAAGTTCTGTAAATGAGTAAATGCTGCGTCTGTTATTTGATTACATCGCACCATTCTTAATGTAGTTAAATTTGGTAAATGAGTAAATGCTGCTGCTGTTATTGTTGGTTGATAGCAATCATTCATATTTAATGTAGTTAATCTCGGTAAATGAGTAAATATTGTGTTTGAAAGTTGCCTACAACTTGAAATATCTAATGTAATTAAATTTGTTAAATTAGTAAATGCTGCGTCTGTTATAGTTGGTTGATTACATTCTGCCATATATAACGTTGTTAAATTCAATAAATGTGAAATAGCTGCGTT